CTTGATACTTAGTTTTTAAACCTCCTCTATCAATCAAATAAACGTTATACTCGTTATCTTCAATGTCTTTGTAACTACCGATAACAGCTCCATTTCTGAAGACATTACCTTGAATTAGTTCAATCATTTTATTTTCCTCTTTCTTTCCACGAATCCATAAAATCAGGTTCGATATATTCATTGTTCATAATCAGATTTACTTTGTTTGCGTGTTGGTTAACAGCTCCAACTAATAAATGGATCCATGCAATCGCTCCTAGAATTGCTAGTGTTGTGTAACCTAAGAACTTGCAGTATTTTTTGAGATAATTTCTGTTAAAATCTTTTCTTTTTAGCTTTCTAGCTTTTGAAATTTCAACTCGTGTCATGCTGTCCTCCTTAAATTTTGTATTTAGCCATGAACTCATCTAAATCCCTGGCATCGTATCGAATTGTTGCGCTTCCGCTTGGTCTCTTAATTACGATTTGTTTCAACCCCATCGATACACACTCATCGAAATCTCTATCGTCGATTCCTCCGATATAAGCTTTCGCTTGCTTCTTGTTTAAGTATCTTTGTTGAGTGTTATTCGTTGGCAATCGTTCTATTGCATTCGCTACGATTTCAACAACCTTTGAATTGAGAGTTGTTTCGAAATCAACACTTAATAAATTCACTATGTTATCTCCTTTCACTGTTTTTTCATATTGTTGTAACCTTCTTTCAATCCTATAATTGGAATTGGGAAAGGAGGTGTTTTATATGTGCGAAACATATACTCAACCGTATCGTCGTACACTTACTGATAACCAAATCCACGATATTGCTCTCGCTATAGCTACTAAAAAAATGAGCGAAGAATCATGGAACGATGTTACTGAATATGACGATTGGTATCTCGAATATTCAAAAGCTTACCGTCATATTTACAAGCTAGATCATGAATATGACCCTCAATCTACTTTTGAACTTTAAAAGTAACTTTCTTACTTTGTAAAAAAGAATCGGCTTCCTTTAAAATGACATCAAATAGTTTGTTGATTTCTCTATAAGTTAATCCGCTTCTGTTAAGCACATTCGATATTTGCGAGTGTGCTTTTTTCATCTTTTTAATCTTGGATATTCTTAATTCTCTTTCTTTTGGGTTAATTGTAAATTGTGGGTAAATACCGTATGTTTCAATTTTTTTATGGCTCATTCGTTTCACCTCCTATCCAATTTCTAAAATCTCTTTAATTTGAATAATTCGCTTGTCAGATTTTCTGCGGAAATTAATCAAATCATTTAAATACATTCTTGAAATTCCCATTGCTTCAGCCAAATCAGTAGGAGTCCAATCTCTATCGATTAGCGCTTTGAGAATTTCTTTTTTTAATGTTTTCTGTTCTTCGTTCATCCTGCACCTCCTATTGCTTATTTTCAATTTATATACGCAAACTTATTGAAATAAATTTGCGTATACGCTATTATGTAAGCGTACAAAATAGACATAACAAAAGAATAGCGTTATATCAGTCTTGCCGGACTTTTTGATTTATCTGCTTTTCGCTTGTTTTGTTCATTAAATTAGCTTACATACTAAGTATAATTGCTTATACGCAAATTGTCAACAGTTTTTTTGCTTAAAAGCAAATATATTTTTTATGTTGCTTTTAGGAGGACATAAAATGAATATTGTAGACAAAATAAGGGCACTATGTTCAGAAAGGACTATAACTATTGCTGAACTAGAACGAAATCTAGGGTTAGGTGCTGGAACAGTTAGTAGATGGGATGCTCGTGTTCCTGGTATTGATAAGGTTCAGAAAGTTGCAGAATATTTTGATGTATCTACAGATTATTTGCTAGGTCGTTCTGATGTGCCTAAGTGGGCAAACAATGATGATATTATTATCTTCGACCAAGCGTTAAAACGTAATAGTGTTATCATGTCTTATGATGGTATTGAATTATCTGAAGAAGATAAGTTGAAATTAGAAGGCATGATAAAAGCAATGCTTTGGGAGAAAATTCAAGAAAATAAAGGTGGGAATTAATTGAAAGTAATTGAGTTAGTTAAACGACACAAAACGGCTAATCCGTTTATCATCGCTGAGTATGAAAATATCGAAGTGAGATTTGTGCCGTTACCTAGCAATTTACAAGGGCTCATGTTATCAACTCCAAATGATAAACCTACGATTTGGATTAACGATAGCATTCGTGATAGTAATCTTAAATATTTAGTAATGGCTCATGAATTAAAACACGCGTTGGATCATTACGGATTAGATGGATTCTACACGGCTGCATACAATGGCAAGGGGAAGCTTGAACGTGAGGCAGAAATATTTGCCACACAACTAATGCTACTATTGTACCAGGAACAATATGAGGCAATTCCAGAAACGTTTGATATATTTCAATCTGTGTATGGAATCAAAGAAGAAATGCGGGAGATAATCTAATAAAAAACACCACACTATGAATCTTGGCGGATACAGTGTGGTGAGTTCAAAATTTACCCTATTTTAGGGCTATTTGTTATGCCCTATTTTACCATATTAAGAAAGGACGGTAAAGATATGGCTAGGAAAAGAATCGATGATAGAATCAAGCCTTATAAGAAGAAAGACGGGCAAGTCTATTATCAATTTCAAGTATATTGTGGCACTAATCCTAAGACAGGCAAAAAGCAGTACACTACTAGACGTGGATTTGAATCGGTCTTAGCTGCAACTACTGCACTTCAACGGCTAGAAGTTGAGTTGATGGAGACTGGATTAGTAGTCAAGCAAAAGTTCACTTATAGAGAGCTATATAATGAGTGGGTAGTAACGTATCAGAAACGCGTAAGGCCTAGCACATTTCAAGCTACTGTGACTTATTTTAAAAAGCACATACTGCCTGCTTTTGGTGATTACTATATCGATACAATTACAATTCAAGATTGCCAAGCTCAAGTGAATCGATGGTATATGAACTATCCTAAGAGTACTCAATCCTATAAGATATACGCTCAAATGATATTTAAGTATGCTCAGAAATTGAATCTAATTGATAAGAATCCTATGAGCTTAGTAGATTTGCCAAAGTCGGATGATTTTAAAGACGATAAGCTCAAATATTATGATCGTGACACTCTAATTCAATTTCTTGATTACATAGAGCCATTTAAAGAAGTATATACATTCTTTTATCTTCTTAGCTATACTGGTTTACGATGTGGAGAAGCATTTGCACTAACATGGAATGATATCGACTTTAGAAATCATTCTATAAGCGTAAATAAGACGGTAGCACGCTCGTTTGAAGATAAATATATATCACAGACCAAGACAAAGAACGGAATGCGTACAATACGGATAAATGGAAGCCTAGAGCGATTGCTGAAAGAGTGGAAGAATTTATCCGGAAATGAAACGTATGTGTTTCAGAATCGCAATAACTCGTTCTATTCATCCAATACTGCGGTGTACTGGTTGAATCAGATACTAGAAGGCACTAACTTCCCTAGAATCACTCCTCATGGATTTAGACACACTCACGCATCGCTATTAGCCGAAGCTGGAGCAGATTTAAAGGACATTCAAGACAGATTAGGTCATGGAGATATACAGACTACTGCAAATATCTATACACACGTTACTAATAACAAAAAAGATAATACAATTGATAAATTTGATAAACTAATGTCGTTAGAAAGTCAAAAGGATAGTCAATCACTAAAAACGGAAAATAAAAAAACCACGAAACCGTTGATATAACAGGCTTCGTGGAAAAAAGGATTAGAAATATTTATTTGGGAGGATAAAAAAACTAGTCGATTATATTACAAATGAAAAGCACGGAAAACGTTGATATAACAGCATTTTCATTTTTTTAAAATTAGAAAACTATGTATTATTTTAGACGTTTGGAAAGTCAAAAGGATAGTCAAAAAGCAGGAGTTACTTCTCCTGCTTTTGTAATTTTTCAGCGTATTCAGTTAATGCACTACCTGTTCTTATAGTCAAATTTTCTATTTTACGTTCACCATTAACCAATCTACTTAAAATAGATAATGTAACGCCTGTATCTTTATTAATTCTATATTGAGTTGCATTATTTAACAGCCATTCAATTTTCTCGGTATCTACTTTCATATTATCACCTACTTAAATATAAACCACATGATTATTCCGATGAAAATTAACCACGCAATAAACGCTTTCCAGTCAAATTTATGTTTTGTTATTTTAAAATTTACTTTCATTTTTTATCACCGTATGCTACAATTTGGTAAAGGAGTGAGGCTATTCGCCCCACTCTATTTCCCACTCGATTGTGAAGAATACTAAGTTGATTTTCAAGGTTACTTTCGTTTTCTTCTTTTTGAGTGGCTTTTTCTTTACCTTTTTTTGTCTCATATTTTTCTCCTTTCTTTATCGTTAAGGGTACCTCCCTTACATTTAATAGTATACCACTTTAGTGTAATGCTGTCAACGGTTTTTATAAAATATTTTTGAAAAATGTAAAAAAAAATAAGCCTGCTCATTAAGCAGGCTTATTGCTATTTAGATTCTTCTGTTGGTTTTTCCTTTTCGTTTTTCACTGTAATCAATCCTTCTGGCTCGACTGTGAAGTCTGGCTTTTCTGCCATAGTTCCGTCTTCACTGATATAGTACCAACCATCCTTACCTTTTACAAATGCGTTGGATTCCATAAAGCCATTAGTTGTATTTAAATAGTACCATTTGTCATAATATTTAACCCATCCTGTAGCCATGCTTCCGTCTGATTTGAAATAGTACCATGAACCCGAAATTTTCTTCCATCCAGTAGACATAGCTCCACTTCCATCTAACCAGTACCATTGATTATTATACTTGAGCCATCGTTCAATATAGCAATATCCACTGTTATCGAACCAATACCAAACATTACCGATTTTCTGCCATTTATTAGCTGGATAGCTTCCATCTGCATTTTGATACCACCAGCCATTAGAATTTTTTTGCCATCCTTCCTTGAATTCCAATCCGTGTTCAACATCATGTTTGAATTGTTCACGACTGATGCCCCACTTAGCTAAATATGGATATGGGTCCACATGATCACTAAAATTGTTTGGTTGATTGTTAGTACAATAATCGTGCGATTTAATTCCTTCTAATGCGTCTGAGTCTAATGTCTTAGGAAGTCCAGCCTCGTCTGCTAAATCGCGTAGTAATTGAACGTATAGTCGATAATCTTCCATAAACTCTTCTTTAGTCGAATGACTTTCGATTAATTCAACTGCTGCATACGTTTCATAGTTCCAACCACCACCAACGTCATAAGCACCTTGATTGACGGGACCTACTTGCATTACGCGTCCATTTCCTACAACGTGTGAGAAAAATCCAGATTCTACAGGTCTACGCATGTGGTAGTCTGCTTCGTTCTGTGCTGTTGAATTTCTATTACCTGTTGAATGCGCGTGAATTTGGTGATAAGGCGCATAACCGATTTGAGGTAATCCCTCTCTGTATCTACTTGTATCAATTTCCATTTATATATTCCTCCTTATGTTGTTGGCCAAGGGTCGTCTGTAATGTATGAAATATTAGATACCCGAATATCGCCGATGTCTCTGTCGATTGGTACTGGGTCGTTGAATTGGAAACGCATGTGATTTGCATCACCATAACCGCCTACATACCACGTTCCGTATGGAACGCCGTCATCGTTGAAAATCTGACCAATTAGCGAACCAGACGTTCTATATCCTAAAGGTATACCGCCGTTTGCTATAAGAAAACATTTCTTTTCACGGTTCCCTGGATGTCCGATGAATGCTGGGTTACCCCGTCTAACAATTCCGAACCAACCCCATTGCAGTCCTCCGAATTGATAAGATACGGTATCATTAACTCTTCGGACTTGCATATAAGAATTACCTAATTTAGACAGTATGTTTAGTTTTTTCCAACCTGTATCACCGTCTAACACAAACCAACCTTGGTTACCTGACGCTGTACGTTTAATCCATTTCAAAGCTCCGTTAGTTTTCTTAGTGTCAACGTATGTCTGTCCGATAGTACCATCGACTTTACCGTTTGGCATTCCCTCACCGATTAGTTCGCTAGATGAAGTTGATGGAGTAGGTGCATTTTGACTGGAAGCTGGTAGAGTTACGCTCCCGCCACCGTCTGACAAAATAAGCGTGTTTCCATTTAAAGATAGCTTTTGTGGAATGCCCACACCGTCACGACCATTTTCTCCTTTTGGTCCAGTAAGTCCGATTGGTCCTTGAGGTCCGATTGGTCCTTGTTCCCCACGCTCACCTCTTTGTCCGTCTTGTCCTCGTTCGCCTTGAATACCTTGAGGACCAGTAGGACCTTGTTCCCCACGTTCTCCACGAGGCCCAGGCTCTCCTCGTTCGCCTTTTTCGCCCGCTTTCAACTGTACGTCTTTTAGTTCGTCTTTAGTCGCTAGGGTATCAGATTTTGTTTCCAAATTTTGAACTCGCATTTTTAATACTGTATCGTTGTACGGTTGCGGTAGTTCCGTTTTTTTAGCGTATTCTTCTAGGCTCTGATGCTCGGTTAAGTAGCCTTTAGATTCCAATTCTTGCTTGGTAACTAATTCGCTAGTATTCACGCTTGGTTTGTGCTCCAAAACTTCCAAACGTTGCTTGATTTCTGCATCGTTATATACAGTATCATTATCTGTCTTATTTTCTAACGCTGTTACACGCTGTTTTAAGGCGCTATCGTCATAGACTGTATCTTTATCAGTCTTTGTCTTCAAAGTCTCAATTTCGGTTGAAATTCGCCCGATTTCAGTACGCAGGTTGCTATCGTCATAAGTGCCACCTTGTTCTTTGATTTTTGAAAATAGTGCATCTAGCTCTTGCTTAGTAACGATGTTTTCAACATCTACGATGCGCCCTGATGTCCGTTCGACTAACGGTGCTTTTTTGGCTTTATCCATAGCACTAACCCATACGTTAAATGCAAATGAGTAAACGTCTGTTGATTGTTCTACCTTATCGAAATATACATAACCAACCACAGGCTCATCCGTAGTAATTAAAGTACTATCGAATGGAACTGTAATTGTATTTTCTGAGATTGTAGCTTCAACAGTTATATATCGTTTTGTATATTTGAAATAAAACAAGAAAAGAACTTTTGAAGCCGTTAACTCATCAACAGTGAATTTGAATGTTGCAGTACCTTTGTCGTGGCTGTAAATTTCATGCCCTAATTTTTCAATGTCTCGACTAGCTGACGTAATAGTTAAATGCTTTTTAATTACTTTTTCCATACGGCCCTCCTTTTTTAAATAAAACGAGAGCCTAAGAAAGGCTCTCGTTGTCGTTATTATTGATTATTAGGTTGTTCGTACGTCATAGCGCGTGTACTGTCGCTAATTCCACTCGTTGTAGGGTCGTTAACGATTCCGACAATCATTAGTACTGCAAATAGTGCATTGATGAATACTAATAGTTTATCAATCGTTTCACCTAATTCAAGTTTAACTCCAAACACAGCTAAAAATGTTTGAAGTAATAACGCTAAAGCTGGCACTAATGTAACCCAAAATGTTTTATTTAAAATTCGTACTTTCCAATTGATCATCATAATTATTCAACCTCTTCCTTATTTGTTAATTTTTTTATTTTGTTTTCTTGTTGCTTCCGCATCGTTTTTAGATACGGTTTAAGTGATTCAGGGAATGGCAATCCTAATGCCTCCCAATTCTCAGCTAACGAAACCGCGTAGCTGAAGATAAAAAATAAGCATGTGGTTACACCGATTTCTCGGTGACCCAATGCTCTCGCATACATAGCAGTCACAATGACTACAGCGCAAACCAACGCGTGTCTTAATAGTCCATTTGTGCTTGTTTTGCTATCAAATCGTTTCAATTTAAAAGCCTTGATGTAGCCAGAAACTACATCAAAGCAAATTAACCAAAACAGAATTTGAATATATGGACTGCGCATTAATCCTTCTAAATGCATTGTTAATACGTTAAATTCTACATCAAAATTTATCATCTACTACAACTCCATAATTTCTACTACCGTTTTATATTTTTTAATCTCGTCACGTTTATTTGAATTATCCTGTTCTAGTCGTTGGATATCTTCTGAAAGATTTTGAATTTTCTGTTCGTATTGCGCTTTTTCTTCGTTCATGCGATTAATATCTGCCTGCTTAGTAGTCACTTTCGTTTCTAATGCAGCAATTCTATTTTTAATTTGTTCCAATTCCATAATTTTACCTCCTAAATATCAAACGAAATTCCGTCTAAACATACCCATCCGTTATTTACAGATTGAGAATTGTATACCATACCGTAAGATGTAATTCCCCCGTAAAATAAGGAGCCATTACCATGAATTCCGGTAAAATATACTTTTTTGCTAGGCCTATATCCTTCTGGAAGATAGAAGAATGCTCCAGAATCACCAGAACCGCCTTTGCAACTACCTCTAATACACACTTTACCATTTGGATCTTTTTTAAATTCCACGTCTCTATCTTCTCCGCCGTAGTGTTGCCAGCCTCTCTGCAAATCAGCTCTTCTCCAACCAGTATCTAAACTTGATGTGATAACAGTAGTCCAATTTGTCCATCTATTCGTATCGCATCTACGCATATATAACTGATCTGAATTGAATGGCACATAGAATTGCACACAGTAACTTGAATCGCTGCTGTGTGTGATAACACATACATATCCATAATTATTAGTTTCAGTTGGATTGCTTTGAACACCAAAAGCGTGGTAACCGCCTGCTGTTTTTAAATTGTTGAGATTGCCATTGTACTTCAGCGACTTACCGTCTCTTGATGTTAATACAAATTCTTGAATTGGATTACCTCGTGATAATAAACCTTCTTCAGCATTGAGTGTATTATGTACTGCTACAGGATAGAATGATTCAAGATGACCTTTTAATTCAGGGAATCCACCAAACGACCATCTACCATCACCCATTACAGCTAATACTGAAGATGAGCGTACTGTAATTGTAGAGTCTGCTCCTATGCTTAATTTATCATTAACAATTAACTTCAGATCATAGGACTTAGTTAAATCATAGAAGGCACCACAGTCTATTTGCCTGCTTAGCCGTTCTATTGTTTGGTCTGTGTACGAGACAGCATCTAACCATCGATTGGCTTTCTTCTCAGAATACTGAATCTTAATTGAATAAGAATTCTTATCCACTCCATTAATTACAACAGGACATACATTTGCTAATACTGTTGCAATAATAGTCTTATTCGTGCCATTTCCTGCACGATTAGCTAAGAATCCTAAAATTTTAGGAGCGTAGTAATTAAGTACATTCACTTGAATCGATGTAGTTGCTGTTCTTCCACGCGAGTCTGTGACTTTTGCTGTGGCGGTTAATTCTCCTGTCTTGTTTGCAGGAAAATCTCCTTGTGCTGCACGTACAATTAAATTATCAAGTGCTACTTCACTTGATACGATTGTTGAACCGTATGCACCGCTTGCTCCATCAATTGCCAATCTTATTAATGATTTGTCTTTAATGAAATATCCTTGAGGAATCACTTCTGATAATTCGCTTCTTTGCTCAGAAGAGGTGAGTGCAGAAATCGTTGGAACAATGTTTTCTGGAACTTTAATCGGTACGTTGTACTTGTCTACATCAACACCAATCTTAGTATCTCCTTGGAACGTTCTTACAGACACATCTAGTGAACCTGTAGCACTGTTGGTAATGCGATTAGCATAATCGATTGGAACAGTAATTTGAACGCTCGTGTCATGACCTTTACCCAAGTCTACCCAGTCGCTTCCGTTTACACGCCACCAGACTTGATGTCTAAAGTCTGCAACTTTCTTATCAATATTAATTGTGATTGGCTGTCCTAATTCTGTTTCTGTTACAGATTTAATTCCACTCGATCTAGGAATGTTCGATAAATTAACAGTTCCACTAAACCAGTTGATGTTACCTTGGTCTGCGACGTTTGTTAATCTTGCCCAAATAGTAATACTCTTGGTTCCGTCTTCGTTATGAGGAATTGTCATGGTTCCACTTCCGAATGTAACCCACTGAGAATTTCTCAAATCATAACTAACGTACTTGCTGAGAGTTGATTGGCCATTGATTTCAACTTCTGCTAAAGACTCGTTGTTTAAATCAAATACCCATGTACTTGCTCTCTCCAACCAAAGTTGCCACGATATCGTGGAAGTGTTAGCTTGAATATTAGTGCTTGTTTCGTTAACCTCTAAAACTAACCTAACGTATCCGCTATTTGTTGTTTTAGATATTCTAGCCATTATTTACACCTCCTACATACGATATTGTCGTGAACTCATTGTTAAACCGTTCAAAAATGTGGTTTGCAATCGTGATTGTATTCCAGAATGTACCAGATACAATATTTAGTTGTTGCCCTGAAACATAAGCAACAACTCGACCGCTGTCGATAAATTCCATGCGCTCATTTGTAATTCTTAATTGCATTTTTTGACCATTCTTACCAACAAGTAATCCGTCTTCTGAATAGCTAAAATATGTTGATATAGCATTAAGGAGCACTTGAGATTGTTCCATATTAAGCTCTACAACTTTTGTCCTTTGCCCAATCCCCTCGATTTTATCAGCCGTCTCTAATAATCGTTTGTACGATTCTTCCATGTTGCTGAAACGGCCAGTTAAATCACGAATTGTATCTTCTGTAATTTCATTTTTGTTGATTATTTCCATTACAGCCGTATACTGATTGGCTTGTTCTCGAGTTCTCTCTTCGAACTCTTTATGCAGCCGTTTGACTTCTTCATCATCTTTATTTAGAACCGGTTGCCATTTCCCGTTTGTAAAGATTTTAGGGACATCTTTGCTCGAGTCACTTGTGTCCGTCCATAAATCTCCTGGTGATGGATTCGATGGTGGTGTTGCTCCAATTGATTTATTAACGATAAAGTCTTTAATTACGATTGAATTTCGAGCAATGACACTATCATTTTCTATTGCCTCACATATAAAATTGGCTTCTTTATCCACGTCATTAACTCCAATAGTTAATTCATTTGAACTAGATTCATGATGGCTGTTCCATGTATTATCTTCTGTTCCGTATTTACTTTCACGAATCCAACGATAATTAAATCTATTCGTCATATTCGTTCCAAGCTTAGATACAGTAGCGATTAATTTAGTTTCAATATTACTGTTTTGAAATACTGTTCCAGAAGTTGATTTAATGTCTAATTCGAATGGAACTGCTGTAGAATCAAATACACGTTCTTTAACTAATTGACTAAGACGTTGTAACTTTTCATTCATTAATACTTCTGAGCTCTCTACGTTTGAAATTCTTACACTTCCAATTTTTTTATCTGAAAACGAGCGCTTGATAGATACAATTCGAGCTGAAAATGCTATAGGTGGCATAAATTCGCTATCGATCATTTCTGCTGACTGACCAATAAATATATTGGAATCAATTAAATCTAAATCGATATCATAATTAACTTCTGGATAAGCTCTTTTCTTTAATTGCTTAATACCTTCTTCTAATAATCGTTCTTTAGTTTTTGCAGTGCTCTCATAATTTGCAACAATATAACCTCCGGATGAAGCATTGTTTCTTTTCCAACGTTCATTTTCCACCGTGTCATATATCGTTCCGTCTGAGCCTAGCTTAAATCTATCGTTGTGATACTCATAACCCTCTAATGTTAGTCCTTCTGCTCCAACTACTCTTAGAGCTGTAGCTAAATTTTCGATATTGGATGTCTTTTTAATGTTTTTAATATTTTTTCCATACTCTAATCGAATAATCTTGTTCGAATTATATTTCTTATAAAAATTAATTAATTTTCGATATGGCTTGTCATGCAACATCTCAACACTATATATGATTTCTGCATCGAATCGTTTAGCTAAATCTCTTAATCTTTTAGTCGTTGTATCATACTGTTCGAACTCTAATTTTCTTTTTAAATCTGATACTTCATTTACTCCTAGTTCCCATCCAGAATCAAAAATAAATTTTGAAACATAGTAAGCTAAACTTTGACTTTCCTCGGATTTAAACGGGAGAACTGTTTCACCTAACAAATCTAAACCGGCATCTTCAGCAGTAATTATCTTAGTATTATGATTTTCCTCAATTCGAGTAATCTCAAAGCATCGAGTTAAATCTCCATCTACAACAAATAAATAACAACCAATAGAAACATTCTTAATAGATTCGTGAGTTTTATCTACTTTAAATTCATAAATTCCAATTCCAGTGTCTAAATCTTGTTCAAATAAGTCATCGTATGCGATTAACTCTCCAATCGAGCCAAAGTGGAGCTGGCAAATCTTATTGTATTTTCTATCCGTAACAGTAATCATTGCCATGCCTCCTTAAATGTCGCGTTTAGTCGAATATCTGTATTTGGCTCTGTTAAAATGCCGATCTCTGTCTGACCTACTTTCAAATCAAACCAAGAACTGCTCAAATTTACATATTGAACATTTCCGTTAATTGTTAATTGTTTTTTTCTAAAATCAAACACTACTACATCAGCTGGTTTAATAACTGCATCTCCAGTTTCATGGCCATACTGAACGTACTGCCCACTTGGATGGATGAAGCTAATCATTTTATAATTTGCACCAGAAGTAAAACTAAAAAGAGGCGCTGTTGGAAGCACCCCTCGGTTATCGAATGTATATACAATTTTTCCTGTGTTCGTTCCTCTAGTAGCACTCTTCTCTGTTTTGGATAAACCTTCGAATGAGAATGTTACTTGTAATTGGACGACGTATATATTTTCGTGTTTAGTAATCGAAGTAACGTTGAATTTGTAAGCTGTGTAAACACGGTTTAATGATGTATCCGGCTCAAACTCAACATTCTCTTGCATGATCCATCGATTAAAATTATCTAGATCTGTCTGTTTAGTCGTATGAATATGAATTTCAAACGTCTTCACTTGTTCTTTGCGTTCGTAATTCTTCTTAAAATACGAACTTCCGTTTTCACGTCTTTGAATCGAGTTATTGCTTTCAGAGAAGAAGAGACGCTCATATTCTGCGACTACAACTTGAATCGGCAAATCCGTATTCTTAACATGATTAATACTCATTTCAAATCCAATCACAGAACCACTCCTCTCGCTCTTTCAGCATGTCTTTCTTTCATTTTCATCTTTCTAATAATCTCTTCTGCTAGTTTAGTAGCTAATTGAAGTACATCTTCATCATTTCTTACTATTAACTCATGAGGATAGATATTAACGTTCACTCCTCCGAATCCGTCTAAATGAGCCGCTATTCCTCGACCAATTCCAGATAATGTTCGGTCGTTTAATGGAAGGATTGCTTCGTCTCCTGCCTCTCCACCAATCATCACATTATTTCCGTTTTGTCCAAAAATGGTTGGTTTAGTCATGATTCCGCCTTTTGCGTACCACTCAATTCCAATGCTTGGCAATCCACCGCTAAGCCAATCTAATGGGTTTGCTGAACCACTGATACTGAAGTGAGGAAGTGGAATGTGTGGCCAGCTAATTTGAAAGTTGAAGAATCCCTTGATTGCTTCAATCGCTGAACCTACAGCACTTTTTGCTCCATCAATTGCTCCGGAGATAGCACCCTTAATGCCTTCCCAAATACTAGAAGTCGTTGATAGGATTCCATCCCATATTCCGGAAATGATAGAAGCAATTCCGCCCATTATTGAACTAATCGTAGATGAGATGGTTTCAAGAACAGTTGATACAACATTTGATAATGTATCCCATGCTCCTGACCAGTCACCAGTCAGTACTTGTAATACTGCTTGAACGATTCCTAGAATCACATCAAGTGCGCCTTGAATCACAGTAGTAATTACAGTCCAAACTGTTTGAATATAGATTAATATTCCATCAAATATTCCTTGAATAAATGGAGCCAAGAACGATAGAACTGTTTGAATAATCGTTGAAATAAAGTTCCAAACTGTCTCAACTACTTGTTGAATACGTTCGTGGTTAGCTTCCCACCAAGAGACTAATGTTCCAAATATGTTTTGGATGAACTCTGATACGGCTCCTACTACAGTCTCAATAACTGATTGAATTCCGTTCCATACAGATTCAACAGTTGAACCGAACCCTGGAAAGACTCCTTCAAGCCATTCTACAATTGAGCCGAAATTAGTCA